ATAGGCTGCTCCCTTAAGAACAATCACCTTTCCGTTCGATAAGCTCAGTGTTATGGTAGCATTCCGTAGTGTTACGAAAGCTTCCACATCCAAGTCCGCTCTATCAGTTATCTCACCCTCTATCTTACCGGCTTGAGGCAAACCTTTAAAGCCATGAACACCATCGGAGCCAACGATAGGTTCTACTTTCGGCTTTCCGAGATTATAAGTGAAATTTCCTTTTGCTTGCTGGATTTCGCCATTGATCTTAAATTCAATTATACCGGCGATTAATCCACTTCTTCCATCTGGCATATTACTCCTCCATTATTTGATTTTTAATTTAATTAACTCAAGACTCTACAATAAGAACTGAATTGTAGAGGCACCGACACGGAACTGATTCATAAGGTCCGGAGGTAAAATCCAATTCAATCTGTTAGGGTCTGTGATAGACCGAACGCAGATTAAATCATTTTTGAATTGGTCTATATTTTCAACCAATCCCAGGTTTTCCCATCCGCGGAAAATGTTAATAGCTTCGGCCTTGCCGAGCTTCGGCGTCATTACTTGCTGTCCGGCTCCTAGTTGTACGCCATCATTTGCGAGTTTCGCTCTAGGATACTTATTCAAGATTTGTGTACGAAAATCGTACCGCAGGAACATAAGTGTAAGAAGCGTATTCACGTCCAAGTACGCGATATCAGCGGACCCGAGGGCATTCGTCTGATACATAGTGATAGCTCTTTGTATACGGACCTTTCCACCATTATCCACGTAAAATGTAGCAATCCCATCATACAACAACGTATTATTTTCCTGAAGAGTAAATCTTTCAGTGACCGCTGGGGGAAGCATTCCCGGTAATTCGAGCGTCTGAAACGGCCGAGCCGGGTCCGCCTGACCTTCCTTTGCAATAACACCGGCATAGGAAGCTGCTACTTCAAAAGAAGATGAAGGGATTTTGTAGGAATGCACACAAGTCACGTGTTTGGAATTTCTTCCATTTCCGTATGCGGACAGTTGTGCGAGGGTCCCACGCTTAGAAGTGATATACATACCATCTATCATACGCAGAGGTCCAAACCGGCTGTCTAGCTCTGTTTCGATTGCAGTCATGTTCGTTGCATCATTGTACGGGGAACAAATTATGTTATACCACTCATCACCGATAATATCAATAACGTCTTGAATAGCTGGATTGTTAGCTCCATTAACCATTTGATTGACAGAAAGGGTGATACCACTCGGTAATTCTTCGCCTGAATTATAATTAACACGAAGGTCAATATCATTACCGGCCAATCCTTTATTTTTCGCAGTGATAGTGACTGTTCCAGTGATGTTAGATCCAGTAACAGGCAAGTCCGGGGTGAGAGCTGCTACCAGTGCATCACCTATTAATGTAGCTGTCTGTCCGCTAGTGACTGATATTGCTATCCTCTGACCGCCTATGTATACAACGAGAGAACCATCTGCAGAGGCTGTCCCGCCTAAAACGAAACTTCCTGCTCCAGCTACTCCACCACCGGCATCGTCTAAAGATACGCAATATAGGTCACTTGTATTATTAGCCTGGAACCATGCTTTGCACATCCTGGCAAGCTGAGACCCCTCACCATAAAGGGATCTGGCCTGATCGTAGCTAGAGATTAAATCAATGATTTCCGCGGGACGTAATCCAGCAGAAAGTCTTTGACCAATCAGCAGCGACTGGTATCGCAGGACGCTTGGTCCTTGAAACGCTCTTGAAGAGTCGAATTCCACGTATACAAACGGAACTCTGAGATCATTCGGTATCGTCATTGGTATCCTCCTTATTTAATTTTAAATATTTTTCATTTGAGCTTTCGATAGGAAGGTCCGCAACGACAACGTCCCCGTCCTTTATTCTCCTATTCCAGTAAGTAGACTCTACCACTACCACTCCATCTTCAGGGATAAGCATCCCCTCTGTTGTATAGCATCGGCGTCCTTCTACCGGTATAACCTTAATTGTTTTGTATTCTGGTTCAGTCATTAAGCACTCCTTATGGTTACGATATCTTCAGCTTCCGCTCCATCTTTTGTTTCCAGCTTATTTACGAACTTTAAGAATTCATCTAACTTCGCATTGTTCTGATAATCGCATCTATACGTTATATCAAAAAATAAACGGATAGATCCAATATCTTGAGCGGAGCCTTCTGATTCGATGGTCACCGGCTGTGTTCTTGATAGTACCGTATCTTCAATTATCCCCGGAAGCCCGAGAAACCTGTCCGAGAGCATAGCTACCTCTACTTCCCAGGCTCGGCTATCTAGCCAATCGTCGAGAGCATTATCCCGTTCTGAATCCATGTTATGCATCACTTCGATGGTTAGAGCTAGAGTATGCTTATAATTTCTTGGAGCAGTGTTTTCATGGTCCGACCCTTGATCTGAAAAATAAATCAATCCACATGGAACTTCGTTAAAGTATACAGGATTAGGTCTGGAGGCGAACCACCTACCACCGAGGTCTGTATTCACTTTCATTAATTCCTTTATCCAATTCCGTATCGCAATCCTCACATGAGGTTGTAGATTTTGGACGGATACATACTGTGGGACTATCATACCGTTTTCTCCTTATGTAACATAAGCGTCGTGACTCCAGTTCCATCGTCATCATGCTCTAAGATTTCAAAGTTCATTCCTTGAATTTTTATTTTATCACCACTCGTTGGTCTTCGCCTTAATTTAGAGGTCTGGCATTGCGCCATCGGTTCATTCGTTTGTACCGCAGCTCCAGTATCCGGGTCTATCACACTATAAGCATGGTCGAATATAATTACAAGATCAAAAACTTGCCCAGTCTTAGAGCTTGTATATGTTCCATGCTCTGCAAACTCTGTATCCTCAAAGATTCCTTGCTCCAAGTCGTCTTCCATCATTTGCATAAAAGCATTTAATACACGAACTACAACTGATGGGATCCCAAAGCCCTCGGCTGACAAGACGCTCGTAAGTGATAGCACCCAAAGATTCCTAACAGTAGGACTTCCAATATTTTCCTGAGTTGCAATCCCGTTTAATACAACGGTGATACCACCGACAGTGATACTTGGACTAGTCCAAACTTCGCTGGAGGGTATAGCATTGAGAACAATGTGCATGGACACGCTGGGAACACCAAATAGCTCCAGGCCTCCAATAGCATCTGGAACTATATTTACGTTGCCGACGGATACATGATGATTGCCAAAAGATTCAAGCGAAGATACAGCAAAAGGTGAGAATGATACATTCCCAGGATTTACTGATGCAACTCCAAAAGCCTCTGTAGAGGGGATTGTAGTAATAGATACATTTACGTTTCCGGTACTAAAAGAAGGTCCACCAAAAAGTTCAGAGGTAAGTATACCTCCAGGATGAATAGTCACAAACTGCGGGACAACTGAAAGATTACCAAAGGATTCCGAGGGAACGATACTACTTGGTACTATCACACGATTTCCAGCTACAACAGCTGGATTGCCCCAAACTTCAGATGAAGCAATACTATTTAAAGATAGTGATACACCTCCAAATGCGAAGGTTATACTACCGAATGCTTCTGAAGATGGTACACTACTGATGCTCACAGAGATTACACCAGTAGTGATAGTAAGCGCTCCAAACGCCTCTGCCGAGGGGATTGCGCCCGGAGTAGTAATAGGGACAGAGCCCGGGAGTAGTGTAACAGAGCCGAAGGTTTCGGCGGACGGGATCCCCGTCATTACCATCCCGAAAGTAAATCTTGGCGCTCCAAACGCTTCTGCAGAAAGGATACTGTTCGGTGCGACGGCAACGATGCCAGTCGCTACTCCCGGAACTCCAAATAATTCTTCACTTGAAATCCCATTTAGTTGTATGTTATACTGTGTCGTCAAGTATAGGAAAGCACCAAACGCCTCTAAAGAGGGTATTGCAATAGGATATACAACTGTGGAAACTCTTGGAGCTCCGAAAGTTTCTGCAGAAGATATTCCAGTGAGAGTGATGAACGCAGTGTTTATAAATCCCGGAAGACCAAAGGCTTCTCCAGAAGTGATGCTATCAGGAAGGAATACCATGTCTACACTATTCGGCGGAGCAACAACTTCTGCAGAAGGTATCCCTGTCATATACATGGTAAGATGTAAATTAACTGGAGTTCCAAATTCCTCACTGGAGGGGATTGCCGTAGGCGTCGTAATGTACGCTATCGCAGTGATAGTACATGAGCCAAACGCCTCTAAAGAGGGTATTGCAATAGGATATACAACTGTGGAAACTCTTGGAGCTCCGAAAGTTTCTGCAGAAGATATTCCAGTAGGAGTAGTGATAGCCTGGTCTACCAAGAAGCTCAGCGCACCGAACGCCTCTGCAGAAGGTATCCCTGCCATATACATAGTAAGATGCAAATTAACTGGAGTTCCAAAAACTTCTGCAGAGGCTATTCCAGTAGGAGTAGTGATAGCTTGAGCGTACACGAAATCTGGTGTACCAAATGCTTCGGAAGAAGTGATGCTCCCCGGAAGGAATACCATGTCTATGCTATTCGGTGGAGTAACAACTTCTGCAGAAGGTATCCCTGTCATATACATGGTAAGATGTAAATTAACTGGAGTTCCGAAAGCTTCTGTAGAGGCTATTCCGGTGGGAGTGATGTGTGCCATCGAAGTGATAGTAGGCGAGCCGAAGGCCTCTATAGAGGGTATCGCAGTAGGTGTTATCGCAAGTGCGACCGAATATCTGATGATAACAATACCAGAACCACCAGCAGCTCCAGGACCTATACCACCACCACCTCCACCACCACCTCCACCACCACGATTGGTCGCTCCCGCAGTTGGAGCGGTATATGGAACGCCATTATTGACGGATGTACCACCATCACCACCACCGCCTAGACCGCCATCAC